CCCAGGACGATTTTGACGGTATCATATATTCTAGAAGTGCAACTGCTACTGGCATATCGTTTTTTGGTATAACTAATAAAATTTCATATACTTGGAACAATGCTGTTAATACCTATACCTGGGATAGTGGATTGACCATACCAGATTTGACATGGTGCATGATTGCAGTTTCCGTTACCAGCACCTCAGCAACAGCATATCTGTGTCAATCCAGTGGAATCACCTCTGCCACTAATACTGTGTCTCATACCAGCACTACCCTAGACGATATAAAAATTGGTCAAGATGATCTTGGTGGTAGATTTTTCACTGGAAATATAGCCACAGCAATGATCTACGATCGTGCCTTGTCAGCTGGTGAAATCACGCAAAACTTTAACGCCTTACGTGGAAGGTACGGATTATAATACAGTAAAACTAATAAATACACAATAACAGAGAACAAATATGATTTTAAGCAACGTTAACATTGGTACAGGCCCATCAGCAGGTGATGGTGATCCGTTACGCACCGCATTTATAGCTATCAATAATAATTTCCAAATAGTTAAAAATAACGTAAATGCCTTGACAAATTCGGTAAATTCAGTAGCTGGACGTACTGGTAATGTTATTTTAACAGTTAACGATATAGTTGGATTAAGCAGTACCTACACTAGCCAAGCAAATACCACTGCAGCCAATGTTGGTATGAAGGGCTACGTTGATGCAAAAATCACAGCAAATATCGCACTACTAGTAAATCTAGCACCAACCTCGCTAGATACGATCCGTGAGCTAGCAGATGCCATTGGTGATGATCCTAACTTTGCTGTGAACGTTGCCCTAAGTGTTAGTTCAGCTAATACTAAAATGCGTGGTTATGTTGACGGGCAGATAACTGCGGCTAATGCAGGGGTAACCGCAGCTAATCTAGGCATGCGAGGTTATGTTGATCTAGCCAATACCATACAATCAGCTCAAGTAGGAGCAGCCAATCTGGCTATTATTGCAGCCAATCTAGGTATGAAAGGATATGTTGACAGCGTTGCCAGCCAATCAATCTACGGAAATGTTAATGTCCAAGCCTATACTGAAACCATGGGATTCTCTAATTTCAGTAATGTCAATGTCGCGGCCTATGTGACCACCGCAAATTCAGCTATAGTAGGTTACGTCGATCAAGCCAATACCATACAATCACAACAGATCGCATCTGCTAATATAGGCATCATAGGTTACGTCGATCAAGCCAATACTATACAATCAGCACAGGTCAATGCGGCCAATTTAGCTATTGTTGCAGCTAATTTAGGTATGAAGGGATATGTAGATAGTGTAGCCAGTCAAAGCATATATGGCAATGCCAATGTTGCTTCTTATCTACATGCAAATGACTACAGTCCATATAGTAATGTCAATGTTGCTGTATTCACAAATCTCAGCACCTATGCCTATAGTGCTAACGTTACTGCGGCCAATCTTGGCATGAAGGGATATGTTGATAGTGTAGCTAGCCAAAGCATATATGGCAACGGCAATGTTAAATCATACCTAACACAGTTCGATGGCAATATCGTACCAAGTGCTAATGTAACCTTTAGCTTGGGTAATGTAACTAATCGATGGAAGGATCTGTACCTCAGCGGTAATACTATATTCTTAGGTGATTCTACTATCACTACAGAAGGTGGTAGATTAGTTACCACAGGTGCGGCAATCAGCCCACCAACTGGTGCTGTGGGTTTTGCTAATGTGCAACTTGAAGCACCTACAGATTTTGCCCAGATACGCAGTTATTATGTAGATAATAACTTTGGATATACTGCAAACTTAAAAAATTATGCGTCAGCTCCTATAGTATGGGATGAACTAAGAAGTGCTAAATTTTATGAAAATAGTCTCATAATTGGAGGCGCTACACCAGATTTTTCAGCATTAGATACGTCAGGCGGTAGATTCGCCAATGCTGTTGCAACTATAGATGCTACTGGTAATATTGCCAGCTTGACTATCACAGATGGTGGCGTGGGCTATGATTCCTACTATCCATACTATGCAACAGATCCTACCGGTTATGACAGTAACTACATTGGGAGATCTTTCACAGGCGCTCCAACAGGGAAGAGCTATAGACGTATCAGCCTAATCCCAACAACAGCCAGTGATGTTGGTAATATCACCAGTATAGGTAGTTTTTCAAGATATGACGGATGCCCCACAGTAGGATCCAATTCATATACATGGACAGGCAACACCGGAACTACGATTAGTTTCACTGTAGACTGGAGCAGCAATACCGTAACCAGTTACACATATACTCCAGCACTGCCAGCATTGACATCAGCTAATGATTGGCAGAATTGGATATTGGACTATCAAAACACCAACGATTATGGTTGGTGGATAGGCAGTGGAGGCAGTCAGAGTCTTAGTGTGTCATCATCATCAGCAATATACGACTATCTATCCAGAGAGGCACTGCCAAATAGCCTAACTTATGATCTAAGCAATACCACTTGGTATCCCAATAATTTACTAGTCAACAATAGCGCAAGCACAGCTACGCTTTCATCTCAGACAATGTTTGTCTCATTTAATAGAACTGCTATAGGCTGGGCTAAGGTAGAAAATAGTTATGGTAATCCAGTCTACTGGTTACGTGGATTAACTGCTGACAGCGGTATAAGCACTGGTGGTGACATGACCGTAGCAGGTGATCTCAGAGTCACTGGCGATTTATACGTCAGCCCAGACAGCATATACTTGGGCGATTTACAATTAAGTTCCAGTAGCGGCAATTTAGTAGTACATGGCAATGTCACAGCTAATAATGTCACAACTACAGGCAATATATCAGCTACTTACTTCCTAGGTAATGGTGCGCTATTAACTGGTATTACAGTAGGTGGTGGCAGTTATAGTAATGTCCAAGTAGCCACATACTTACCAACATACTCGGGTAACATCGCCAACGTCAGGCTTGGTACATCAGGAGTCTTAACGTTTGCTGATGGCACTACGCAAACCACAGCAGCCTCAAGTGGAGGTGGCAGTTACGGTAATGCTAACGTTACTGCTTATACAGTGTCAATGGGCTTTACTAATTACAGCAATGTCAACGTCAAAGCCTACTCTGAGTCTATGGGATATCAAAACTATGGTAACGTCAACGTTGCGGCATTGATAACTACAAATGGATTAACAAACTACAGCAATGTTAATGTCATAGCTTATCTAGCAGGTAATGTTTCAGCAGGCAACGTTTTTGCCAGTGGAACCAGTGGTAAACTTGGTTATACTAACGGTGGATTCGTCCAACAGATCACAGCAAACAGCAATGGTGTTTCATTGAACACCGTCACTGGTAATATCCAATTAATGGGTATAAATCTTGGAGTAAACGGCATACACACAGTGTCATTTACTAATAACAAACTAGAAGAAACTAACATGATTCTAGTATCACATCACAGTGGCGGTGTGAGTAATTTTGCTGTAGGAGCATACTATGTCGCTCCCAGCACTGCTATTATTTGGATCCGTAACATAACAGGAGCAGACACAAGCACAGTCACTCCAATGCTGAAATTTGCTCTGATCAAAGCACCAGGCAGTTAATCAAATCCGTTGACCTAAACTGATATTCAGTATATAATATAATATATGCTGAATATCATCTCTGATTTCATTAAAAGTATCTTACCCGCAAAGCGCAAAATAACTCCCAGTGGTTGGCAATCTTTTAACGCACCCTGCTGCCCACATAATGGTGAAAGTGCAGATACCCGTGGTCGTGGTGGACTAACAGCCAATCCAGATGGTAGCGTGTCTTTCCATTGTTTCAACTGCAATTTCAAAGCCAGCTATCAACCTGGACGTCATCTAACATTCAAATTCCGTAAACTACTAAAATGGTTAGGTGCAGACGACACTGACATCAAACGCTTAGTTATCGAAGCCATCCGCGTCCGTGAATTAGTCGCACCAGAAGAGGTAAAGGCAGAAGCCGAAGAAGAACGTATCGAATTCAAAGTCCGTGACCTACCAGATGATGCAGAGAATTTGGTCACACTAGATTATGTCCACCCAGCATTGGAATATTGCGTGGCACGCAAAATTGACCTAGACAAATATCAGTTTTACGCAACTCGTCAAGCGCAATATAATCTACACAAGAGAATCATCATACCGTTCGTTTGGCAAGGTCGTACTATTGGTTATACTGCCAGAGCTATCGAAGAAAACGTCAAACCAAAATATCACAGCAACTACGAACCAAACTTTGTGTTTAATATCAACAATCAACTAGCAGACAGCAAGTTCGTCATAGTCTGTGAAGGACCATTTGATGCTATGAGCGTAGATGGTGTAGCGGTATTAAATAATGAATGTAATGAAACACAAGCAGACATTATAGAATCATTGGGCAGAGAAGTCATAGTGGTAGCAGATCGAGACAAGGCCGGCGCTAAGATGATCAATAATGCTATTGAATACGGATGGACAGTTAGCTTTCCTGTGTGGCTAGAAACTTGTAAAGACGTAAATGAAGCTGTGGTTAAATATGGTCGGCTGTTTGTGATGAAAACTATATTAGATGCTAAACAGACGAGTAAACTCAAGATTGAACTTATGCGGAAAAAATTATATGCTAATACCTAATAATAATTTAGTGGCAATAGCTTACAAGACAGGATATTGTGGTTCATTGACCTACACTCTCTTTGCACTGAGCCCTGAAGTTCAACAATATTGCCCAATTGATAAGTTAACTTTCGATGATTCAACTGCACATGAATACGAGGAATTTTGGTTTAATAAATTACACAGTTATAGTGATAGTTTAGACGTTTCTGAGGAAGAATGGGAATCATGTATGACCGATGAAGCCCGTGAAGCTTTAAAAAATAAAGAATTAATTTTATTCCGTTGTCATCCAAATACTATTTTAAAATTATCTTTTATCAAAAATTTAAAAGTTCTTTATGTGACTCATTGTAATAGATATATTCCTGAAAGATGGGCATATGAAAAAGTATATAAACATAGTGATTCATTTTATCAAGATAGTCTTCAAAAACTTTATAATAGTTCTAAAAATTTTGTTTTAAATGACATAATAAAAAGGAACATATTAATAAGGAATTTAAATCATAATGTTGAATCATACGAAAATTTACATAAAATTTTAAGTGATAGAATATATCAAATTAAAATTAATAGAATATTAAATTACGAATATGAAGAATATTTAGATGCTTGTAAATTTTTAGAAATTTCTGGTATTCCAGAATCACAATTCTTACAAATTATTGAAACATACAATAGCAAACAATGGAAACGATTCTAATCAACTGGCTTAAAGATTATTCTACAATATCGGATATAACGATAGAAACGAAATTCATTGATCTAAATTTTGATTTATTTGATCAAGCTATGACTGTAGATTTTATAAAAGAAACATTTAATAAAAATATAAATCAGAGAGAAAAATGGTATATAACAGTTGGAGAACTAATTAATGATATTTCCTGATGCTCCGATACATATGAAAGATTTAGCGGGACAAACTGTAGATAAGTTTGGGTATGATAATATTAGTAAAGTTAGATATAAATTTAATAATCTTGGATATAGATCAGATATAGAATTTGTGCCAACTAATGATGCAATCATATTGTTAGGAAATACTTTAACATTTGGGCTAGGATTGCCAATTGAAAAAACATTTGCTGGTATAATCGATAATACAGTTAGCAATTCAGTTTATAACTTTGCTTGGGGATGTTATGGTCATACAAATTATGAACAATTACAACTACTTAAGAGCATACTTAAAGTAACTTGTCCAAAATTTATCATATTACAAATTAATAATCTGAACAGAATAAGAAATCCTGATAATTCTGTAAGTTTCAATAATCCTATAGATCAAATTGAAAAAGAATATAAAAAATTCCGATCAGAACTCAATATAGTATTAAACAATGTGCCACATCATTTATTATATTGGGATGAAGAAACTTATCAGTTTGACTTCAGTGATTGTTTAATTTATAATAAGTATCATATCGACAATAACGTTATTAAGTCCCCATCGGAAATGTCTCTTTTTGGTGTTAAAACTCACAAACTAATAGCAACTAAACTACTACAAAACATATGACAAAAGAATATAGCCCAGAACTACAGAAACTATTTTTAGAAATGATGCTACAGGATGCACAGAGTTATGTGCGTGTCCAAAATATCTATAATGCAGAAAACTTTGATCGTAGTCTACGTGAAGTAGCTAAGTTTATCAAAACCCATACTGATGATCATAAAGCCATGCCCACACACGAACAGGTCAAAGCAGTCACAGGGGTTGATCTTAAACATGTGCCGGACCTAACAGAAGATCACTACAGTTGGTTTATGGCAGAATTTGAGGGCTTTACTAGACGTAATGAACTTGAACGTGCAATCCTTAAATCAGCAGACTTGTTGGAAAAAGGTGATTATGATCCTGTAGAAAAATTAATCAAAGATGCGGTACAGATCAGTTTGACTAAAGATATGGGCACAGACTATTTCTTAGATCCACGTGCTAGGCTATTAGCAATTAAAAGCAATAATGGACAGGTAAGTACTGGTTGGCCAACTCTTGATAAAAGATTATTTGGTGGTATGAACCGCGGAGAACTTAATATCTTTGCTGGCGGATCTGGCAGTGGCAAATCATTATTCATGCAGAATATCGCTATCAATTGGTGTACACAAGGGCTTAACGGTGTGTTCTTAACATTAGAACTTAGTGAAGGCTTGTGTGCTATGCGTATGGACAGTATGGTAGCCAACTGTAGCACTAAAGAAGTGTTCAAAGATCTCGACACAGTCGAAATGAAAGTTAAGATGGTAGGTAAGAAGTCAGGTGCACTGCGTATCAAATATATGCCAGCTCAATCAAACGTAAATCAAATTAGATCATACTTAAAAGAACTACAAGTACAAACAGGCTTACGAGTAGACTTTATCATGGTAGACTATTTAGATTTAGTCATGCCAGTGAGTGCTAAAGTCAGTCCAAATGATTTGTTTGTCAAAGACAAATATGTATCAGAAGAATTGCGTAATCTAGCACGTGAACTTAACATTTTAATGATCACAGCGTCACAGTTGAATCGTGGTGCAGTAGAAGAGATTGAGTTTGATCATAGTCACATCGCAGGTGGATTGAGTAAGATTAATACAGCAGATAACGTGTTTGGTATCTTTACCAGCCGTGCTATGCGTGAGCGTGGTCGTTATCAACTACAACTTATGAAGACACGTAGCAGTAGTGGTGTAGGTATGAAAGTGGACTTAGAGTTTGATCTAGAAACACTAAGAATTACTGATCCAGGTGAAGAAGCACAAGAAAGTGGCCTACGTGGAGTCGGAGCCACTAATATCATGAGTCAGATCAAAACAAATTCAACAGTATCACCCGGCGAAGAACCTAAGATACAAGCGGGTGTAGACAGTAGTAAACTTAAAAGTATGTTAGCTGGCCTTAAAAACACTTCAGAATGATTTATACATTTGGCGACGGATTTACCGCCGGACTGTTATGTGATTTGTTAAATACTTTCTTTAATCAATTCGTAAAATTCTGGCAGGTAATCTTTGATCGAAATATTTTTCAATTGATCTTGATGTTGTATTTCTGTTAAAAATCGAGAAAAATTTTCATCATCGTCAATGCTATGTTGCCTGAATAACTCTTGGTTTAATCCCAATTTAATTTTTTCAGGCAACGCATTTACTGAAAAATGATTAGGATAAGTTACCAGATTATGGTTATGTCTTAATTTTTGTTGATTAAACCATTCAATGGTTTCATTATAATAGAATATGTTCAGATTACTTATAGTATAACTAACAAATAAATCTATATTAAGTGATTGAAAAAAATGAATATTTTCTAAAAGAATATCCCATTTAAGCGGAAATCTCATGTATTCAAATCTTTTTTCTATTCCGTCGATGCTCAGACAAATATTTAAATTTTTAAACTGTTTTAAGATATTTTGTTGTTTTTGATTGAGTTGTACTGAGCCATTTGACACTAAAGAAATATAACAATCAGTATTACCAATCGAAATCATATATTCTAATATATCAAAATTTTTCTTTTCAAATAACGGCTCCCCACCAACAAAAGATAACATGACTAGATCTTTATATGAGATTGAATCAAGTTGATCCTGACTGATAATTTCAAATGTTTTAACTTTTTTAAGTGTTGCCCAGGCACTGCTAAAACTAGGACTACAAGTAACACAGGTGCTGTTACACAAATTTGATGTATATAATTTAAGTATTTGATGTGAGAAATCACCATCTCGACAATCTTTTTCAATAAATCGGATATCTCGATTAGTGTAGAAATCAAAAGAAGAATTTTTTAATTGTCTGTCACTGGTTTTACCTTGATCTTCTAAGGTCCAACATTTTTGACAGGCAACAGGACGTTGCCCGTTGAGCATTTCTGTTTGTAATTGTTTTATATTTGTATCTTTTGGTAATAAACAACAAGGAGTAATGAATCCAGATGGCCTATGTTCAGCACTAAAAAAAGGTAACACGCAAAAATAATCATTCATTGTAAAGCTATTTAATCCATGCTATACTAAGTTAAATTAAAATTTAAAGTTCGATAAATACTCTAAACTGGAGCAAGATCTTGCAGAAACGCACCCGTAGCATACTTACCGAGCTTGACGAATTACTCACGCACAAGGACAAGGATAACCTCCTAGAGTCACGTGCCAATAACATCATCAATGGTGCTATTAACCTAATCCGTTATATCCGTGAAAACTATGATATTGAAACTGCTACTAAACTTGAAAATCGTTTATTAAACGCCATCAAAGGCCAAGATCCTGCTAAATTCTCACGTGGCATTAGGAAAATTCAAAATGAAGATTAATGAAGTAACTGTAAAAGAAGCATCATTGGGCCAGCTTGGTGCTGGTATTGCAGGTATAGGACAAGGAATCGCAGGTGCATTTAGATCAGGCGAAAAATTTGCTCCAATCCAAGGATTCAAAGCCGGTTGGCAGACCAAAGGTGCGGCTCAGGCACAGAACAAACAAGTCAAGGATATAACCACACAGGTATTACAAAAGTGGGCGGCCTATAATCAAAACATCAAAACTAATAAAAATAGAGATGCTAATACACAAGAGGCAACAGCATGGCTAACACAATTCTTTGGCGGACAGAAGCCCACATCACAACCGACTGGTACCAATCCAGTACAGATCCAACAATGGTTACAGAAGGAAGTAGCTGGCTATATGGCTAACCAAGAAGTGGCGGCAGAACCACCAGCCGAGTTACCAGATATCACCAAGTTAAATAGAGAAGAGCTGTTACAGTTAAGACAACAGCTACAGGCGGCATAATCATGAAACTATATCTATATGAAGGCTTAAACACTCAAGACCGTGCCAGTGTCTTGCTTTGGGAATCTGCAGGTCGCAAACTTGTAGAAGCACAGTTAACCGCTGATCAAATCACGCAACTATTCCAACAGATTCAAACAGCCAAAGGTAATCGTACCTTAGTTGGTAAAGGTGTTGATGCTGGTGGTGCGGCTGCAAAAGCATGGAACGATTTAAAAAGTAAATTATATAACAGTGGTCCTATGGAAGGATTTGCAGCCGCATATGATCAAGCCGCTGAGAAACTAAAACAGGCAACTGGTGGTGATCAAGGTGCCATGCAGTATGTACAAAAATATCGTGACTTTGCTAAGAAACATCCTATCCTACAAGGATTTTTATACAGTGCTCTTATTGCCGCGGCTGGTATCAGTTCAGCAGGTCTTGGTGGTGCGGCTGCATTGGCACTGTTAAAAACCACAGACAAAGCTCTACAAGGTGAAGATATCCGTTCAGCACTATACTCTGGTGCTAAAACAGGTGCGTTAGCCTACGGTGCTAGTAAACTTGGTGATCTTATCAGAGGTGGCGATCAAGCACAACAAGTTACTAGTAAATTACCAGCTAATGCCAATTGGATGGATTATGAAGCTGCATTAGAGCAGGCAAATCCAGCACTTCTCGATCGTGTAAAGGATATAATAAATGACCCAGGAGTAACAGATGAGTTCAAAACTCAATACCTGAAGAATCTTTATACTTTTGGTAAAGATATCACTGACCCAGCTAGAATTACAAATCTGGTTCAAGCGCAGTATAAATTAGCAGACGCCGCTTTACAAGCTGCAGACCAAGCCACATTAGCTGCCGCAGGTAATCCTAATTTTGAAAGCCGAGACCTTAGCCGTAAACAAGTCCTAGCATTGTTTGAACGTGTTGCCCATCTAAACAGTCGCATGTTAAATGAAGGACGATTAGAAGAAGGCATCTGGGACGATATTAAATCAGGTGCAGGCAAAGGCCTACAAGGTATTAAAAGTCTAGCTGGTAAAACCGCAGGTGCAGTAGCACAAGGTGCCGCTAAAGTCGGACGTAGCATGACTGCTAAGGTATCAAGTGATGCATTGACCAAAGCATGGGAAAAAGCTGGTAAGCCAACAGACAGTGTAGAAATTGAAAAACTATTACAAGCCCAAGGTGTTAATCCTGAAGTAGTTAAAACAGTATTCCAAGCTAACAGTATTCCACTAAGTGTAGCCGCAGGTGCTAGCACAGGTTCAGCAGGTGTAGATGCCAACGAGCCAATGCCAGATGTTATGTCGACTAACAGAGCTGAAACTCCAGCACCTATAGAACCTGCAACAGCTAGTGCTGGTCCAGGTGCACAAGTAGCGCAACAACAAGCACAACAAGCACCTCAGCAGACTACGCAACAACCCGCTAGTGCAGAACCCGCAACAAGCCCAGCTGATCAAGGTGCAGTGGCACAAGGTGTACAACAAGCTCAAAGTCAACAACAGCAACCAAGTGCAACTGCATCTAAGTTACCTGATGTTACTAGACTAACTCCAGAACAGAAAAAACAATTACTAGCACAGATTGATAAACAATTAGCAAGCATGCCGGCTGCAACAGCACAACAACCAACGCCCCCAGCTCCACAACCGTCTGCGGCACCTGCACCAACAGCACCAACACAATCAGCAACAGCGAATAAGATGCCTGCATCAATAACTCCTGTGGCTACAACTCAACAGGCGATAGCCGCTAAGATGCCAGTAGCGACCAAAACTGCCAAACCCAAAGTACCATATTCCGCGGTCGCGCAGAAAGCCACACCAGCCAAGGTATCTGCACCACGCAATCCGGGTGCGCCGACTGATACAGAATACAACAAATTCCAAGACCTATTAAAACAGGCATTAGATAAACAAGGTGCATAATGAAATTATTTGAGATAAAACGCCAGGCCGCTGATTTCTTGCTTACAGAAAGCAAGAACGTGCATCTCGAGCACCTCGAGGACCTAATATTTAACAAGGGCTATGCAGGCGCGGAAGAAGCCCTAGACTATCTCGAAAGTCTGCGTCACATGCTGGCAGAAGGCACAGGAACTACGACTCAACTCACAGTCAAATGGGACGGATCGCCAGCGATCATCTGTGGCATTGACCCAGAAGACAGCAAGTTCTTTGTGGGTACCAAAGCAGTGTTCAGCAAGGGTGAACCTAAACGTGCTAAATCTGTTAAACAGATACAACAATGGTATGGTGATCAACCTGAACTAGCTGAAATCTTGATATCGGCATTGAAATATCTCAGCAAGTTAAATATCGGTGGTGTGGTACAAGGTGACTTGTTATTCACCCCAGGCAAGGTTACCAAGGTAGAAGTCAATGATGAACTCTGTTATGTGTTCACTCCCAATACCATCACCTATGCTGTGCCAGTTGATAGCCATCTAGGTCAACGCATAGCTGAAGCTAAACTAGGTATCATATTCCATACCACCTATACTGGTGGTGACACTATTGACGAGATGACTGCACAGTTTGGTGTAAACGTTGGTAGTCTCACCCAGACCAGAGACGTATGGTTTGATGATGCTACATACAAAGACTACACAGGTGTAGCCAGCTTGACCCCAACAGAAAATCTCAAGATAGAAAAATATCTAGCCGCAACAGCCAAGACCATGCAGAAGATTGGCGGCCAACGCTTTGATATCGTATTACAAGATCGTGAATTTAATCGCATGATCAAGCCCTTCATCAACAAGATGATCCGTGCAGGCATCCAGGCTATAGATCCTACAGCCTTTCTCAAGGATTTTATAGCACACTATAATCAAGAAATGATGAAAGGTGTGGAAGACCCCACCAGTCGCGTGGCACAGAATCGCGTGGCCAAGATCAAGGCCAAGGAACAGTGGATCGCTGACAACAGCAATAATCTAGTGGGAATCCTAGCAGTATACAAGAGAATGATCGAATTAAAACACATGCTATTAGCTAAACTACAGAAGGTAGAAGGTATCGGCACGTTCCAAAAGACCAACGACGGCTACAAAGTAACAGCACCAGAAGGATTTGTTGCTATAGGACACGATGGTGGCGCTGTTAAACTGGTGGATCGTTTGACCTTCAGTAGGATGAATTTTTTGAAGTCGGCATAAATAAAAGTATGCGCGAAAGCGTACAAACTTAGGAGAAACATAACATGGCAACAATTACAAGAACAAACGGTGGTGCACGTAATCTAGGCACAGATGCAGCTAATATTGCAGTTACAGGCCGCACGCTTACACACTACACAGTAACATCAGCAGGTATGTTAACATACGGTAACGGTACAGTAATCAACTACCTAGCAGCTGGTTCAGACTATGAAAAATTAGTTTTAGCTATCGAGCAAATTGGTTCTATCGAACTATTAGGTCAACCATTAACAGGTAACCTATTCCACGTAGCATTATCAGGTGCAGCACCAAGTCCAGCAACTGGTCCAACAAGCCTACAAGCGTATTGCAACACATACGTAAATGGTTCTGGTGTTTCAGGCGCTACAGTAGCAGCATTCTCATACTAATCTAAAACTTAGTATTCAAGTAACACAAAACGGCACTTTTATAGTGCCGTTTTTTTATGGCCATAAATATCACTGTGGACACTCAACAATATCTCTATCAAGGATTTACATTAATAGATATAACTCCAACGGGAGTTATAAGTTATTCGCCCCAGAACGAACATAAGCGTAATCAACAACGCAACTGGGAAACTGTCCAACAGATCCTAAGCCTACGCACACAGCCTACTATATTAGAAACTGACAACCTTGTTGATGATGTTATCAAGTATAACTTTGGTATCAAGTATCAAGGTGAACACAAGATCTGGACATTTAAGTTTGGGGTCGACTATGCAGATATCTATCAAGAAGGTCCAGATAAGTTTGGATTGATCAAGAATGATTTTAAGATAACCCCAGTGATCCTAAACCTAACAGAAACCATTTTACCAGAACTTGCAGTGTTTACCCCAAAAGGTCCATGGAATAACATATATTTTAAATCAATTGGAGAATAGAGTAAATATATTAGATGCTCAAAGGCATTCATTAAGGCACATATTAAGGCACATTGTTAAGGCTCACTCAAAAGACGGCATCGCTCACTTAGGAAGGCGAGATGGCCAAACCAACAGAAATTGAGAAACAGAATCTAGAAGCCCACGTTGAGATATGTGCTGTGAGGTACAGCAACTTGGAAACTAAACTAGAAAACTTAGAACATCGTATGGAAAAACTTGAAGGCTACCTAGTCAGCATCAAGGCCAGTCTAGACGACAAATTTGAAGGTCGCGGCAAGCAAAGTGTCAGCACCTTAGTCAGCATCTTAGGTGTAATCCTAGCAGGACTCATCGGATTTATCGGATCAGCCCTCTTCAAGTAACTAAATACTTACATGAAGATAGTCGAATTATACAATAACATTCACTTACCCGTCAACAATGAAGAAGCAGAACTCTTAGAACGCTTCATTGGTGCAACACCCATAGCCAAGAGCCACCTAACAGAGCGTGAGCAGATCCTAGCTAATCAACTGACAGTCAAGGATGTGCTTCTACGTACGAATACTGATGGCAAAATCTACTATAAAAAACGCACCGGCTGAGTTTGACGTCGAAAAGATACGGCGATTTACACAACAAGAACTCGCAAAATTAGCCAACGATCCCACAGAATTACCTTTTTGTTATCAATTAGGCAAAGATGTTCTCGTGGGCCGATACAAGATCCTTAATATAGATGAGCGTTGCTGGCGAGTAACTGATGGTGATCAACAGCTATTTGATTTCTTCAATCGCAAGGATGCTATCTATTACTGTATAGCCCTGCATAAACAGAAAATACAGCTGGCCAAGGACATACAACACTGCGATAGTCTGCTAAATCGTTTGGAATTTGATGCTAGTCTATATCGCCAACGCTATAAGAAAGCACAGGCCAAAGGTGATGATTGGGGTGAAGAATATTACTCGGCCCGTTACACAGAAACCATGGATCGCATCGAACAGGCCAAGAAAGAATTACGGAAATCTTTAAACTTGGCTAAATATATTAAACTGTAATTAGGAAATTAACCATGAAACTAGCAGAAATGTCTATGAAATCAACAAAGAGCATCAACAAAGTTATGGAAAGCCGCTTTGGTTTTGCCATTAATTTCAGCTCATTGACTGTTGACAAAGCAGAAAAACTCAGCGAAACCATCGTGGCGAATCTCGACAAGATCCGCCACAGCGTAGCACTACACACAGCAGAAACTAATCCACGCTACATGGAATTGTTGACAGTGCAAGAAGGCCTAAACACCTGGCTTGAACAACATCGCCAACAATTAACAGAAGGCGAAGTTGGTAATGCAGAAGTGCTATTGGCTGCTAAAGACATGGTAGATTCAGTGCAAGATGCTATCGAAAAAGTAGGCAAGATGCAGAATGAGCAACTACCACAATTATTAGATTCAATCCGCGATCAAATTGGTTCAGAACAATCTGAAGCTTTCAAATCAGCAGTAGGTGAAACTCTAAGCACATTAATGCAAAATCTACAGGCTGCACGTGAAGGTGTTGACAATGGTGTTCGCGTATTAAGCGGTGAAGCGGTTGATCAACCAATGGCCATGCCAGGCGATCAACCAGCTGACATGGGTGGTGAATTACCTCCTCCCCCTGCCAGTGATCTGGACGCTGATGAAACAGACGCATTTGGTGCTACAGATGCTGCAGTTGGTGGCACAGAAGAACTAGGTCGCGAAAAGCGTTAATCGTGCGCTTAAATGAATTCGTTCATGGCCCAACAAATACTCCAGAGTCTAACTTACTAACGGCTCTGGAACTTATCCAACATCGCTACAAAGACAAAGAAAAACTTCCAAACGTCAGCACACAGAGCCTGATTAATTTGGTGCGCAACACAGATCGCACCTTTGACTATGACGCACTAGTACAGGCCAATGAGAACAACCCCGCAGTAAAAAATCTGGTCAAATCATTTAACAAAGATTTCATTGAGTTGAATCCAATCGGACCAACAGATGATGAAACAGAAACTACTACTAACATTGGTGATGAAACCACTGATGCTCCAGTAGACACAGTCGCAAACATGGCCAAACGTGCGGCCAAAACACGTGGCGCCGCAATTTAATCAAAACCATTGACATAGCACACTAAATACTGTAGTATTTTAGTATACTATTGGAGATTTATAATATGGCTTATTCAGAAAAAGTTCTAGACCATTACGAAAATCCTCGTAATGTGGGTACCATGGACAAGGATAGTCCAGATGTAGGAACAGGCATGGTAGGTGCACCAGCCTGCGGTGATGTAATGAAATTACAGATTGAAGTGCATGAGGGGATCATAACAGATGCCAAATTTAAAACGTATGGTTGTGGCAGTGCTATTGCTAGTTCTAGCCTTGTCACCGAGCTCCTCAAGGGCAAGACGCTGGATGAGGCTCAGACCATCAAAAACTCACATATCGCAGAAGAACTCGCGTTACCGCCCGTCAAGATACATTGCTCAGTGCTTGCAGAAGATGCGATCAAATCAGCCATAGCGGACTATAGAAATAAACATGAAACGAAACCCCATTGATAGCCCTTGTATAGGCGTATGCCAATTCATCGGTGGTGAGTGCAGTGCTTGTTTTCGAACGCAGGATGAAGCCTTTGAATGGTACGAATTTACCGATGAACAAAGACAAACTGTGTGGAATAGAATAATAGAAAAAAATAAAAACAAATGATAACCCTAACAGATATAGCTGCTACCAAAGTAAAAGCCGCCATAGATAATCGTGGTCGTGGTATCGGCATGCGTCTCGCAGTGAAAACCACTGGTTGCAGTGGCATGGCCTATGTGTTAGAGTTCGCGGACCGAATGTTTGAAGGCGATGTTGAATTCGTCGACAAAGGTGTCAGGCTAGTGATCAGCCAGAAAGATCTGACCTATCTCGATGGGGTTCAGGTTGATTATCAGAAGAAAGGTCTTAACGAGGGATTTGAGTTTATAAATCCCAATGAATCTGCACGCTGTGGCTGCGGAGAAAGTTTCACTGTATAAATATCTTTATGAAATTTCCCGTTATCGAAATAGTAGATCGCTATGCTATCGCCGTAGTCAAACATGAAAAAACCAATGGTGCTAATCAAGAAGAACTTGAATTTTATCTTGATCAGATAAACGAAATTATAATCGATCTATCGAATCCTAAATTATTAGAATTAATAGAACATCATAGATATGTTTGGTCATTGGAAGATGACTTTAAGAAAGCCAAGATTGATAACTTACCTCTAGAAGAAATTGGTCGGCGTGCATTATATATACGTGATATTGGATATAGGCGTGTAGATCTTAAAAATGATTTTGCTAAAATACTAGGCGATCCTGTACGTGAAATCAAACAGGATCATGTGACTAATTCTTAACAGCTATCGCTGATCGCATAGCTGATACGATAGTATGATTTATTTCCGTTGACAGTACTAAATTCCTGTTGTGACTAATTATATCTAAATTCTCTTGGTAGATCTGTTGGATTTCTTCTAAGGGCTTAGATAAAAAATCAATAAAAGAACCAGTCACAGCATATAATCTTTCTGCTGGATTTTCTATAGTATCGTAACTTTCATTAATTATATGGGCCCAAGTTTTGAATCCCAACGATCTTAAATATGCTAAACTGTGTGGCGGCCCTAAATACACAAATATATGATTATACAGCATACTATTGAATATCTTTTCTGAAAAGTACAACGGTCCTGTGAAAAATGTTTCAGTGATTATGGAGCAATAAGCGTTTGAAAAAACATCTGTTGAAATATCTCTATATTCTATAGTATCGTTGAATCCTTGTATAGGCAACAAATGGTCTATGCTGGCGCCTGCATCATGTATTAATTGTAGATTAGTTGGATCATATGGTTCATTGGTATGACATCTCTCTATACATTTGTAAGCTACATATCCTTGTTCTCTAAATCCATTATTAATTAAAGATTGCAAAATATATCTCCTGCTGAGATAATCTTTGGTGCTGGCAAAAAAGAATTTTTTACTTTTATTAATTACAGGCGTAAATTCACCAATTGAATATTTACTCAAATATCGAAAAAATTCAATCTGTTGATATGGAAATCTTAAAACGCCTGGGCTGTTTTGGTATACTGCACCGTTGAATAAAATCATAGGATTTTTTACGCTATGATACCATTCATTTAATTTATTAAACCTACGATCTTTGACATTTATTCTTCGATCAACTCCCCATAATACGATCAGGCTTTGATTATTTTTAATATTTAAATTTTGTATAAAATTATCTAAATTAAAAACAGTATCGTCGTAGATATAATTCCACGAAAAATTTATATCATCTGGAATATCTAGATAAACATTATAGTGAATTGCAGTATTGAATAAACTCATACTAATATTTAACTTGCATTGTCTGATTAAATACTTTATAATAAATTATGCTTATCCAAAAATACAACTATACCCCCATTAATCGCGATACAATAGAAGGCAAAAGGCTTTATACTTTACCCGACGGATCACGTGTTCCTAGTGTTACTACGATACTTGATCGTACCAAACCACAAGAGAAACGAGACGCTCTTGAAAATTGGCGTAAACGAGTAGGAACTGATAAAGCCCAACAGATTACCACAGAAGCTGCCAGCCGTGGTACACGCATGCACAAATGGTTAGAAGACTATGTGCGTAACGATCGTGAAATGGGCACTCCCGGAACTAATCCAAATAGCCAACAGAGCTATGCTATGGCACAAGAGATCGTAGAACATGGACTTAAACACGTAGATGAAGTATGGGGCATAGAAGTGCCCTTATACGTTCCGGGCCTGTATGCGGGTACTACAGATGCCTGTGGAGTATACAAGGGTAGCCCGGCAATTATCGACTACAAACAGACTAATAAACCTAAGAAAACCGAGTGGATTGAAGACTATTTCCTTCAATTATGCGCCTATGCTGCCGCACATAATGAAGTCCATGGCACAGACATTAAACAAGGTGTGATCTTAATGGCTGTGGCACCTAAACTACTGGAAGATAACACATTCGCCAGACCAGAATTCCAAACTTGGACAGTGTCAGGAAACGAATGGACGATCTGGATGGACCGTTGGTTTGACAGAGTCGAGCAGTATTATAAGTTAGCATAAATACTAGATAACGACTTAAGGTGACAACATGGCTGTTTTAGAAGTAGCAAAGATACAGGTACGCAGTGGACTTTATGAAAATTTACCGGCGCTGGACACGGGTGAGTTTGGCTGGTGTGTAGATACCCAACAATTATTCATCGGTAAAGGCACCCTGGCAGAAGGTGCTCCTGAAACTGGTGTAACTGAGATCTCGACAGAATATACTGTTGCATCTATCATAAACAGCTTTAATAGTTTGAATGCTAATGTGGCTAATATATCAGCGATCACTGCCGCTATAACTAGCCAACTTGGTAATCTCATACCAGTTTCAGTCACTTTATCCAATAATCAATCAACACTGGCCAATGTAACCGCAGTGGCGATTGAAGCATATGGTGCGAGAGATCTTAACTATAGGATAGTCATGAATGCCCATGTCAGATCAGGAACCATTTCGGTGGTTCAAACACAGGGCAATTTAATAACATTTTCTGATGACTATGTTGAGTCGGGCGACACCGGAGTTAACCTATATTTCACAGGTAATGCTAGTACAAAAACGGCAGTATTAGGATATACGTCAACGGCGACCACCACTGGCAATCTGACCTACTACCTACAATCATTTACGTAAAATGTGGACGAATTTTTGGAATCTGCGGGTCAATGATAGGCTGGCAGAATGGAAGAACTTTCGACACAAACTTAGCGATTTACCATTAGATCAAGCAATCCGAGAACTTAACGGCATGTGGAGCACGGCTCCTTACGTTAACTATTATCTAGATCCAAGCGAACCAAACTCTTGGCCAGATCCCTGGACATTGTTAGCCGAAAATTACTATTGTAATGTTGCTAAAAGCCTAGGAATGCTATATACTATATACTTCACCAGTCATAGAGCCGTGGATTTAAAACTACACATGTATTATGATTACAAGGACAAGGAACGATACACAGTGGCATGGATAGACCAGGGAAAATATATTCTTAATTACTGGCCCTACGAAATAGTAAATACAAAACAGATAGAAGAAAAGCAGTTGCATCTGCTATATCAATATTCGAGCACAGATTTACAGTTAGAAAAATATTAAACAAATAGAGGTTTCAAGTGAGCACTATTCAAGTCAAGAAACGCAGTGGACAGATCGTACCATTGGATCTTACAAAATGGCAACTACAGGTAGCTAAGGTATGTCAAGGTATAGCTGATGTTAGTCAGAGTATGATCGAGATCAAAGCGCAACCGCACTTCTATGATGGTATCAGCACCCGTGAAATTGATGAGATCACCTTGCGTGCTATCGTCGATCTCATCGACGTAGAACACGAACCAGAAGTAGGTCACACTAACTATCAGTTTGTAGCAGGCAAACAAAGACTGTCAATGCTACGCAAAGACATCTATGGTGACTATCAGGTCCCACACTTATACGAAATTGTAAAAACAAATACAGCCACAGGATTATATACACAAGAACTTCTTGAGTGGTATACTGAAGAAGAGTGGAACAAGATGGAAGAACTTATCGATCATGCTAAAGATGAAGAATACAGTTATGCGGCTATTGAACAGCTGATTGAAAAATATCTAGTTAAGAATCGATCAACTAAACAACTCTACGAAACCCCACAGGTTCGCTACATGGTAGCAGCCGCAACAGTTTTCCATAAAGAGAATCCCAGTCAAAGATTAAAATATATTAAAGATTACTATACCTGCGCCAGTGACGGATTGTTCACGCTCGCCACTCCAGTGCTTGCTGGTTTGGGTACCCCTACAAAACAGTTCAGCAGTTGCGTGCTGATTAAATCAGATGATGACTTAGATAGTATCTTTGCATCAGGAGAGATGATGGCCAAGTATGCCAGCAAGCGTGCTGGTATTGGTCTAGAGATAGGTCGTTTGCGCCCGTTAGGGAGTCCTATACGAGGCGGGGAAATCATGCACACAGGCATGATCCCCTTCCTTAAGAAATGGTTTGGTGATTTGCGTAGTTGCAGCCAAGGTGGTATACGTAATGCCAGTGCTACAGTATTCTATCCCATCTGGCATCATCAGTTTGATGATTTGATAGTTTTAAAGAATAATCAAGGCACAGAAGAAACACGTGTGCGTCATATGGACTACGGTGTTGTGCTTAACGCTATGTTCTGGCGACGATTTAAGAACAAAGAAAATATCACATTCTTTGATCCCAACGAAGTGCCTGACCTGTATGAAGCATTTTATAAAGATACAAAACTTTTTGAAGAGTTGTACGTTAAGTATGAGAAACAAAAAGGTCTGCGTAAGAAAGTATTAAGTGCGGAAGAAGTATTTAAAGGTGGCATCTTAAAAGAACGTACCGACACTGGTAGAATTTATCTTGTGTTCATTGACAATGTAATGAAGCAAGGACCATTCAATCCTGAGTATCATACCATCTATCAGAGTAACCTCTGTTGCGAAATCCTACTGCCCACCAAGCCATTCAAACGCTTGGATGATCCAAATGGTCGCATAGCTCTATGCACGTTAGGAAGTATCAACTGGGGTGCATTCCGCAACCCAGAAGACATGCGTCGTGCTTGTCGCATCCTACAACGTAGTCTATGTAATATTCTCGACTATCAAGATTTCCTAAGCATACAAAGTAAGTTGAGCAACGATGAAATACAACCATTGGGAATTGGTATTACCAATCTTGCTTATTGGCATGCTAAAAAGAATCTACGCTATGGTGAGAAAGATGCACTACAAGAAGTTAAAACGTGGATGGAACATCAGGCATTCTACCTAACAGAAGCAACAGTTGACCTTGCTAAAGAACGTGGGGCTTGCGTACACAGTGAGCATACACGCTATGGTAAAGGTTACTTCCCCTGGGAAAATCGTGCTAAAGGTGTAAATAAATTAGCAGACTTTACGCCAACACGTGAACTAGATTGGGAACAACTACGTAGCGACATGAGATCATATGGCGTGCGTAATGCTACATTGATGGCTATCGCTCCTGTGGAAAGTAGTAGTGTTGTTATTAACTCAACTAACGGTATTGAAATGCCGATGAGTTTAATTTCAGTTAAAGAATCAAAAGCAGGTAGCTTTATACAGGTAGTACCAGAGTATAATAAATTAAAGAATAGATATCAACTGATGTGGGAACAGAAGGACTGTGATGGTTATTTAAAAACTGCGGCAGTGTTAGCGGCTTATGTGGATCAAAGTATTAGTACAAACACATTTTACAATCCAGCACATTGGGCAGATCGTAAAGTGCCAAGTACACTAATTGCTAAAAACTTAATGCAGGCACATGCTTGGGGAATCAAGACATTCTACTACAGCCTGATCAATAAACAAGGTGCAAAAGCAGATGCGGAAATTGCACCAACATTAGCGGCACAACCAGATGAAACCGATGAAGATTGCGAGGCATGTAAACTATGAGTAAAGAACAATATAATTTATCAACAAAGACCAACTATCTACAACGCAAGATGTTTCTCGACCCAGCAGGTCCAGTTACCATTCAACGTTTTGAAGAAGTAAAATATAATAAAATTGCTAACTTTGAAACTACAGCCAGAGGTTTCTTTTGGCAACCAGAAGAAGTCAGCTTGACTAAAGACAGTCAAGATTTCAAAGATGCCAGCGATGCTGTTAAACATATCTTTACCAGCAACCTATTACGTCAGACAGCCTTAGACAGCCTACAAGGTCGTGCCCCTAATCAAGTGTTTGGCCCAGTGGTGAGTCTACCAGAACTAGAAGCACTTATCAGTAACTGGAGCTTCTTTGAAACTAATATCCACAGCAAGAGTTACAGCCATATTATCCGTAACATCTATAACGTGCCTAAAGATGTATTCAACACCATCCACGACACTGAAGAAATCGTAGGCATGGCTAGTAACATTGGCAACTACTATGATAAGTTACATGTGATTAATTGTCGTAAAGAAATGGGTAATAAGATAGATGAACGTGATCACATCAAAGCCATATGGTTAGCTCTACATGCTAGTTATGGTTTAGAAGCATTCCGTTTTATGGTAAGTTTTGCTACAAGTTTAGCCATGGTTGAGAATAAGATCTTTATTGGTAATGGTAATATTATCAGCCTGATCTTACAAGACGAATTACTACATAAAGAGTGGACGGCTTTCTTGATCAATCAGGTGGTCAAAGAAGACCCACGCTTTGCAGATATCAAAGCAGAATGTGAAGCTGAAGTTTATCAAATGTATCTTGATGTTATCGGTGAAGAAAAGGCCTGGGCAGACTATTTGTTTAAGCTAGGTCCAGTGATCGGACTTAACGCTGCTATCTTAAAAGAGTTTGTAGACTACACAGCGGTAGGAGCACTAAAAGAAATTGGTATTAAGTACAGTAACCCTGCACCTAAGACCACACCTATACCTTGGTTTAATAAACACAGCGATACAAGTAAAAAACAAACAGCATTACAAGAAAACGAATCAACAAATTATGTGATCGGAGTCATGGGTGACAGTGTTGAGTATGACGATCTACCGGAGTTATAAGATGTTAACAGTATACAGTAAAAATTATTGTCCTTTTTGCGACAAGGCCAAACACTTATTAAAAACAAAAAATATCGCATACACAGAAATTAAGATCGATGAAGATCAAGAAGCACGTGAGTGGTTGATAGCCCAAGGGCATCGCACAGCACCTCAGATCTACAAGGGTGAAGAACTGTTCGTAGAAGGTGGTTATCAAGGCTTAGCACGATTAACAGATGAAGAATTATTCAATAAACTAGGGGAAATCAATGCTTGAAAAATTAGGATATGCTAAAGATACCGTAGTATCATTTAAGATAGTCAACGGTGACGAAATTGTTGCCAAAATTGTAGAAGAAACACATGATGGGTTTACTATTAATAAACCAACAACGGTCATGCCTAGTCAAAAAGGTCTGGCATTGATGCAGAGTTTATTTACTAGTGACCTAAATAAGAACATAACTCTAGACAAACGACACGTGATGATGCACAGTCCTACTGTTAAAGATGTGGAAGATTATTACATACAGACTACTACTGGTATACAGCCAGTTAGTGCTGGCGGTATCATAACCTAGGATGTAGCCATGTATCTTAACCCAACACTTGAATATCAACATATCAGTGAATGGGCTAATCATCTGATTGGTCGCAGGATAACTCCTCGCAACCTAGTTAAGACACTTGGCAAACATCTTAATAAACATCATCCTGTACGTGTTAAATTATACAGTGGCGCCAAAGGTGCACTTGATCCAGGTGAGTTCAGTATTGGTGCTGAATACGATCCCGGCCTAGATGAAATCCGTAAGAAACAATTCATCATTGATTTCATATTAAACTATCCTAAAACTATGCCTATGCTATTCACAGAAGAACTAGCAGAAAAAATCACCATTGATCTAGTAGAAACATTGATACATGAATATGAACATCAACGTCAATATAGATCACGTAGATATCGCATGCATAGAAATATATTTAGAAGCCATCATAAAGATCCCAAGGTCCGAGCTGATCAAGAATATCTAGGTGACCCTGATGAGATAGATGCTTATGCACAGAACATAGCGGCTAGGCACTATCTTTTAAAATATAAGTTAAATATTACTAGCACCAGCAAGATTAACAGTCCAGACTTAAAGCAATACTATAAGGCATTTGGTAAAGACCACGAAATAACAAAATTACTACTTAAAAAAGTAAAAGAAAATATAAAATATTTCAAGGAAAACGACAATGGCAAAAATCACAGAAGAGTCCACAAACGACCCCAGCTTAAACGAAAGCGATGATGTGTTAGGGGATATACAACCAGAGGATTATGTTTTTGTTGTTAGTTCAGAAGGTATATTACGTGGTGTAAGCCTACCTGAAGCAGAGGTTGGAACCAGTGACAGAGTAGAAGAAATATTTAACTTCTTTATCAATAGAGATGGCGGCTATCTAGCTAGTAGAACCCTTCACTAGGCTACGTAAATCAAACAGCGTAGCAACTACATCACCCTCGTGCAAGATCGCCAGACCACCTGCGGCACGCCATTCTTCTATGTTGCTAGGACGATCATCGATTAAGATATCGCCTGGACGACAATGCTGGCATTTCTCATTGCTGTGTGGACCAAACCATACAGGTATCTTAGGCCAACGTGCTTCAATCCATTTGATCTTATCCCAGAATGCCCAAGGCACATCATTCTGTCTAGGAATAGCTGATAAGAATTTAACATCCATGCTGTTTTCTTTTGCTAACTGTTGAACTTCTTTTACCAGTCTATGAGCATCAGGCATCTCAGGTAATAGACTATATAATCTAGGCTCAGCTGATATCTTTGCCCAACCTTCTTGATCATATCTGACACCACCCGGTGTGCGGAATCCTACTATAGGTTCAGCGTAGCCATCAAAGTCTGCTACTACACCGTCCATGTCTAAAAATATCGTTGCCATTAAAACCACCTTAATTTAAAATAAAGAGCATCCACCGGATCCTCAAATCTGAAAGCAAATCCTTCTTTTGACTTCCACCCATGCAAGTGATATCGACCACCTGGAGCAGTAGCTAACCATTCGATGATCACAGGTGGCGTATGTCGCCCACTAGACAACATGATATCCCAGGTTATAACTACTTCTTCCCATTCAGCTGGCGGTGGCCATTTAACAAACTGTTCCATCAATCTAACTCGTTCTTAATACGCCATACAGCCGTACGTGTTTTTGGTCCTATGGTTCCAGTTGGTTCGATACCTTTGGAACGTTGAAACGCAATAATTTTTTCTTTGGTGCTGAGATCAGGCATACGTTCCTTACATACCTTGTGATACTTATCGAATACATTTACAAGATTACAATCTCGACCTGTTACAGCATCTAGGGCGTGATCAGTTAAGGTCTTGCCAGTAGTGCCATAGGCCACTACATCACCTGCGGTTTTGGCAGTGTCCACTGTTTCTGCCACAGCCACAGCGGTAGCACCTGCACCCATATTGCCTGCTAGCATGGTCACACACCCCTGTAATAATAAACACATGCATAATATTAATCTCATAGATATTTTAATACAAACATGGTATAATCTTCGTCATGTTCAAAATCAAGATGGACTACGTCGACTCTATCGAAGCCTCCTGGGGCATCAGCTATGCTCCACACTTCTGTAGCCTTGCGTAACTGAAATTTAAGTTCTCGACCAATACTCATGGCGGTGTAGTCACGACTCAATCTGTGCCATAACTTACCCCAGTCTTGCTCAGTATAACTAAGTGTTCTCACAGGTCAATATACTGTAGTTGAAAATTATCAGCACCGGGCTCATGACCACTATAGCCGCGCGGGTTACATACCACACGTGTTTCACCGATCGTGTAGTCAAAAGGCTCATGCGTATGACCGTGTGTCCACAAACGAATCTGTGGACGATATGCGATAAAGTCATCTAGGTCGCTAGCAAACGCACCATTCATGATCTTGTCATGGGCATACTTAGGATGTATGCTTTTCTTACTAGGACAATGATGCCCTACTACGATAAATTTGTAGTTAGGACGATCGTAGGTGATATGATTGACGTAGTCCATGCTTTTCTTATGTAATACAACAGTATCCTCTGGAGAGAGACGTGCTGGTTTACCCCACTCATTTAAGGTCCTAGCACTGTTTTTAATGCTCTGGAAATCTGACATCATTGAACTCACGTGATACAAGGTTAGACTATCTTCTTCATTCATGTTAGTCCACAAGGTTATACCAATAAAAGTATAACCGAGAATGTCCACGGTTTCGTCATCTAAGATGTGTAGGTTATCATACACAAGTTCACGCTTTAAATGTTCAGTGGTATGTTGTATGTCATAGGCATAGTGTTCGTGATTACCTAAGACATAAATGACCCGAGGAAATCGTTCACAACATTCCTTAAAGAATTTCCTATAACGAGCATCGTGATGATGTTCTCTATTTAAATGTTTAGCCACACAGATATCGCCAGATAGTACAAGTACATCTGCGTTTTCAGTGTTATGTAATTCTAATGCACCAAACTCTAAGTGTAGGTCACTACCTAATGCTATTTTCATTTAATTAAATACCAATCTATTAATTTTAACACTTCATCACGACTCTTGCTGTTCCATAAGTGCGATGCTCTCGCAAATCCTATATCACCATCTTCTTCCATGC